TACCAAAAAAACTTATGCCGTCAAAAGCTGTTGTGCTGTCTTGGTTAATAATTCTTGTTACGGAAACGGTGTCGGCTGAAATTTCACCGTCAACTTCTACTGAACCAGTTATAGATAACGTAGATGCTACAATGTTTCTTGAACTGATTGTGTCTGTAACACCGTCGTATAGATAGCTGCTATCCAGTTTGGTTATATTACGCAGTGAAATATCATCGGAATTTAACAAACCAGTGTTAAGTATATCAAAAAACCCATTGTTCCAGGGATTAATTACAGATCCGATGTTTAAAAGGTTTTGTGAATTAGGCAATAAATCTGAATCTATACTTCCTTGTATTAAAAGTATATCATTCTCGTCGGTTCCTAAATTTAGAATTCCGTCGCTTGTTATAGAGCTAGTTAAAATGTTTTGAGAGGAAAAAGTGTCGGAATCTGAATCGTATAATAATGAGCTGTCTTCTTTTAGAATGTCATTAATTGTTATAGAAGAGCTAACATAAGCATTATCTGTATACAGGTCACTCCATCTTAAAGAATCGGAACCAAGATCGTAAAGGCCGTCTTCAGCAGGAACAAGTGGACTAGAAATTTGCCCGCCAACTATTACATTATCTTCAGCACCGTCACCTAAATTGATGTCACCTGTTGCGTTAATCGTGCCATCGATATTGATGCTGCCTTGGCCAATAATATTATAACCGTTGAGATCTAAACTTTGTCCTAGGCCGCTGACAGATAGATTGCCGTCTATGGCAATATTTCCAATGCCAATAATATTATTGCTGTTTAAGTCTAGATTGCCTCCTAATGCAGGATCAGATTCTTCAGAAAGACTTGATAAAACACGGCGGCCGCCCTGTGTTTCACCGTCACCTATGTACAGCTCGCCCGTGTCTGTAACATAAACAGGTTCGCCTTCTGCAAACTCAAACTGCTGTCTTTCTGCGTCTGTACCACGACGGAATTGTAACGCCATCTATTTACTCCCGAACTTGACTTAATGTATTTATCAAATCTGAGAGAAACCTATCTACGTTTTTTCATGAAGATGTGGGTTCTTTTTGAGATGTCTCTCTTGACTTTTTCTGTGTCTAATCGAAAGTCGATGTGTGTTATCTCGTCTTCGTATTCCACAAGAAGATCTTCAAGTGATTTTTCAAGATCTTCTTCTACGGGATCTTTGTCTAGGTCGACGTCCCAAGTGATGCCGTCACTGAATGTAATTCTAATAGAATAGAGGTATTCTATCGGAATTACGTCAACGTCTACATCTTCAAATACTTCAGGCCAGTGGTCAATTACTTCCTTTGGTAATTTTTTGTCAGGCACTTATGACTTTTCTTTTTTCTTTGATGGAGAGAGTTCTTCTGCCTGCTCTCTCAAACGTTTTGCCTCCTTGAACATTTTGTCAGCATCGCTGCGATATTTTGCAGCAAGATCCTCATCTGAGATTGCATCAGCTGTTACCGGAGCAGGTTCTGCTTGTGGCTCAGACGCAGGCTGTTCAGCAACAGGTTGTTCAGTTGTAGAAGAAGTTGTCTGAGAAAGAGCAAGATCCTCCACGGATACACCTTTCTGCTCAGCAATCTGCTGATTAAGCTCGTCGAGAGAGATAACAGTGTTCCTATCAGGCACCATTTCTACTTCTTTAGTAGCTACCTTCATCATTCTTCCTGTGGTATGAAAGCCAGCTAACATGTTTCTACCGTCGGGCAGTTGAGTGCGCGACATTGCTTCAGCAAACTCATAAGCACTTTGTCCCGTGTTGCTTTCTACAGCCTTCATAAGCGCATCGTGCTCGTCAGCCATGAGATTTTCTGTTGTAACGACTACACAGCTATCAGGATCACCTGGGACTGTGCGATATGCTACTACTATTTTTCTCTGATTGTTCTTGATTCTTCCAACATGCTTGAGAGCCATTATGATTCCCCTTGTGTTCCCTGCTGATTAGAAACAGCAGCTAAAAATGTTTCTAATTTGCTATAGGTCTGACCAACAGTCATCATTTCGTTTGGTCTAAATGCACCGCGCTGGCTTGCGACATCGATAATCTGCTTGATTGCAGAGAGATCTTGCACAGTAAGCTCTGCCCCAGACTCGCCAGCTTCTTCGGTGCCAGAAACGTTTTCTACTTCTTGTGTGTCTTTTTCTTCCGCCATTTGATCCTCCTATAATGTGCGTGTTTTATTTACTAGTATTTAAGATAAGGACAACCCAAAGTGAATACAGACACTTCTTTCGGATCTTCGAATCCTATTTTGATTACTCGAGACTGTTTGTTGTTTCGATCAAGTTCGTGAATGGAACCCACATAGAACCTGCCTTTCAAGTTCTTTTCGTTGTCTTATACCGTAGAAGTCTAACGGGTTAATCTTCTTGGGTCTATTTTTAAGCATCTTCGTAGTATGTGGTTACTCCGAATGGTGCCTCTGGTGCTTGACCGTAAACTGAATGAATGAGGAACACAGTATCACAATAATCTGGATCTCCCCAGCTGTTCCACGGCATACCGTCTGTAAACATAATAAACTTCTTGGGCTGAATATCATGCTCTTTCATGTACTTCCAATTGCATTCGAAGTCAGTGCCGCCACCGCCTTTAATGTCATAGTCTGTAATATCGCGACCGTCGTCTGCTGAAAACTCATCTTCGTTGTAGACTTCTGTGTCAAAGCACCATAGTTTAATGCGATAATCCTCATACTGATCCATTATGCCTTTGATTTCGCTTAAAAACACACGAGCCTGTTCGTCACCAATCGAACCCGACATGTCAAGCGCAATGCAGATATCAATTGTCTCGTCAAAGTTCTGACCAGGCAGTACAGCGCCCATGTGCCAGCCCTTGCGTGACGGGCGAGCAAAAGTAAAGTCGTTCTTTATTGTGCTCTGAATCTGCTGCTGAAGAATCTCACGCCAATTCATCTTAGGCTCAGTAAGATCTTTGATCATGCGCTCAATTTCGCCAGGAACATTGCCAGCACCTGCACCCTGCGCAGCAGAGATCATATTTTCTTTGATTTCATCTCGAATTTTTTCTAGTTCTTCGCGAGTGTATTTGGGACGACCTTTGCCGGCACCGTCCTTTTGTTTATTTCCGGAACCGCTGCCTTCCTGTTCCTTCTCCCAGTCGACGTGCTCGTCAAGCATTTTGCCCAGCTCGTCAAGATCGATCTTGTCAGCCTGATCATACAGTTCGTCATAGATCTCTTCAGATGTCCAGCCGTCATACTTATAATCTTGATAGATCTGAATGTCTGGCACATCGCCGATTTTGTCGCGCACGAGTGTGTTATTCACCTTGTAGTCGCAGGCAACGTTATACAACTGTGGATTGCGTTCTTCACGCCGGATAATATGATCAAACACACAATGCAGAATCTCGTGTGCAATCACAAATTCAATCTGCTTGGTAGTAAGTTTGTCAAAAAACTGCGAGTTATAAAACAGATTGCGACCATCTGTAGCAGCAGTAGGGCACCAACCGTCGCAAGGTTGAACACGCAGACGAGTTGCCATATTACCGAACCACGGATGACGAAGAAGCAGTCCTACGCGAGCAGTAATTACCTTTTCTTTTACTTCCTCCTGCAAGGCAGCCAATGCCTCTTCGGAAAGATCTTCATGTTCAAGTAGAGTTTCGTCTGCCACAGTGTTCTCCTAATTGCCAGTGTATGTATATACTACAGGACTGTGAGTGATTAGTCAAGAAAAGGGGCGAACGAATCGCCCCAATAGTTACGCCTTCTGAGCAGCAGTAATGTACTTGCCGTAACGCTCGTGGAACTCGTCGAAGCACTCAATTGCGTCCGGATCAATTGGCAGACTGTACTGTGTCAATGCCAACTTGATACCCATTACAACCAATTCAGTCTCAAAGTTATCCATTGAAAAGCGCAGGAAGTTGTTGACTTTGTCGTCAAACTTCTTGTCGCCTGCGTCGCTAGCTTCTTTAAGCTCGTAGCAAAGTGAAACTGTGAGGGAATACATAGCGGAAATTTCCTTGGTATTCAGCTCAGTTACCTTGCCTTCAAGAATATCACCAGGATTAGGCATCTGAGACGCAACCTTGCGATGTGCCATAAACTTAACAGCAAGGCCTTCGCCTACAGCACCTGACACAAGATCAGTAGTGGTGCTTTCGTCAAGCGAGTCTTCAAGCAGTTCGCTTACAAACGACCACGAACGAGGCGTTGCAAACGAACGACTAGGCGACTTGGGATCGAAATCATACAGGTCCTTCTTAGAAAAAGTAAGATAGCCTACAACGTCTTTGTGAATGTTATTGTCAACAGCCCACTGAAACCAGTCGTCAAAGTTAACAGCCATCTCAAGGTGAACAAAGCGATTAGCCAATGGTGCCGGCATGCGATAGGTTACACCCTTGTCCGCCTCACGGTTGCCTGCTGCTACAATGAATACATTGTCAGGCAGCGTATAAGTACCAACCTTGCGATTGAGAATCAGCTGATAAGCAGCAGCCTGTACAGCCGGAGCCGCAGAGTTCATCTCATCAAGGAACAGCACAATATTGTCATGCTGTGCAGCCAATTCTTCGTCTGGCAGCTCAAGCGGCGGAGCCCAAACCATCTTGCCGATGTTGGAATCAAAGTAGGGAATACCTTTGATGTCAGTTGGCTCCCAAAGCGAAAGACGAACATCAATAACCTTGGCATTTATCTGCTCACCGATCTGGTGAACAATATCACTCTTGCCGATGCCAGGAGGACCCCAAAGAAAGATAGGACGCTTCTTGCGAATAGCGTGATTGATTGACGCCTTCGCAGAATTAGGCGTAAGCTGACGAGTTGCAGTATCCATAAGTACCTCTAGTTGCGGTTGTGTTTAAGTACAAGTGTTATTATACAGGAACGAGGGAAAGTGTCAATCGTTTTTGGCTTCCTGTCTTGTCAAAGCTTTCGAAATACCATATTTTTTGATATCGCCCGAGAATAAATGAAGTTCAAGAGACTTCTTGTCATCCGTTACAAACATGCTTCTCTTATCAAGATAGTAAGGACAATCGATAAAGTTGTCAAGCCAAATAATTATCTGAGTAGTAAAATGCATATCAGGAGCATAAGGCACTTCGTAGAATGTAATGTCTAGGTCTTCTGTCATCATTCGGTAACCTTCTTCTGTGAGACGCATGCCACCTGTCTCTTTTGTTCTAGGATTGCGCCACCATTCTGCAAGGGCAGAACGAATCGACAGATCATTTACAGACTGGTCTAGCTGTTTGAGAAAGACTTTGGTATAGCTTTCTTTCCAATTCATTCGTCTAACGAAACAATTTCGCCCTGAGTAAGCTTTACAACTTCAAACTCGTTGGTATTGAATAGAGAATTTAGTTTTTTGGCGAGGTTGATTGCGTGCCCTGGATTTGAAAAGGATACCTTAGGATATTTTGGTCCAGGATAATTCGTAAGCATGTTGGCTGATTTTAGGTTGAACGGTTCGCCCTGATAGAACACCGCCCAGATTGCCTCAGCCTTGAGCACCTGTTCTGTTTTATAGGTTTTCTTATCAATATGTTCCAAAATTACATCAGGCTTAGGACGACTCATGTGCGTATTTCCTTTTCATTAACTACGCACTTATTTATCTTTTTACCAGCTAGAACCTCCATCGAGCTTTACTTCAATTACTTCATCAGACGATCCACCTTGCCGAGCAATTATCTCTTCAAGATTGCCCTCTAGACGCGCCATAGTCTCACCAAGACAGAAGGCCAATCTTTTTGCGGTTTGAAGATCCAGTTTTACTTCTTTTGCTTTGTTGGCATCAGCAGACCGAACCTGCTGAATAAACTGTTGAACAGGAGCAGTGTTTAGGGGTTCTGATTTATTTGACACGACCGAGTTCCTCTCGTGCTTCTAATTCAGTCTTGAAAGGACCTTTAAAATCATTTCGTTCAAGGGTAATCAGTTTAGGACAGAAGCTTTTCACCCAGCCTTTGTCAAACTTAACCACATAATATCCTGCGCAGTAAACGCTTTTTGATTTTTCGCTCTTAGTAAAAAGAGGGATCTTTCTTCGCACATCATACATGGGATTGTAGGGCTTATAGGATGTAGGAAAGCCGTGAACTTCATAAGAAATAGAATCTTCTAGCTGTTTGTGACCCCACTTTATGCTGCCTAGCGATTTCTTCAGTTGATTCTCAGAGTTGAAAACTGTGGTACCATTTTTGTCACTCAAAATGTATTTGTCTTCGTCTAGAGTGAGAGTGCCTACCTTAGCACCTTTGTTCTCTACAATCCAAAATTTACCTTCTAGAATTGGTTTAGCCTTCGCCATCGTGATACCTCGCTGATAATGGTTTTGCAAAGGTAGCTGCTTGATCCGCAATCTTCTGCATATCCCACTTTGCGCAGAATTTCATAAGTCGCAGTCCTACCTGTGTTATGTCTTTGGGTTCTACATGAGTAGTTTCATGATCGATAATCTGTCTAATCTCTTCTGGTTGTGCAGTTAAATCACACAGCACTACATTTCGATTGTAGTCGTCTACTACTCTGTGCTCTTCACCTTTATGGTCTACCCAGCGTTGCAGCATGAGGTTGTTCCAATTGAATCCTTTTGTGTTCTTGTCGTCGAATGCTTCGAACAAACCCACCTTGTTCTTTGTGCCTTTCTTGCGCACGCCTGGGTATGCAGAAAACACATTGTCAGAAGTGTCACCTCGCATACACTTCTCAAACAGCATCCACTCAGGATTCGGAGCAGGCTTTTCTGCTTGTGTTTTTTTGTCAATTACTCTCTCGCCTTTGTCGTCAAAGTAGCCTTCGTGTGTAATTGTAGTAGAAGTTACACCATTATACTGACGCACATTAGGCGCAATCAACTGAGCAAAGTCACCGTCCGTTGAAATAATAACATGATCGTCGTTGGGATGATTCTGACACCAGCCTGCTATAAGATCGTCTGCTTCAAGCCGTTCGTGACGTAGTACAGTAACGTTTGTCTTTTCTGTGAGGAAAGTTTTAAGTTCGTCAAAGATCTCCCAA